AGGCGTTTTTTCCTGCAAATCCTCTATTCTGGGGTAGAACACATTGCGGTTGAAAACCCCTGTCCCCTGAGTTATTTTCGGCTGCCAAAATACAGCCAAACTATAGAACCATATATGTTTGGAGACCCATGGAAAAAGCGAACCTGCCTCTGGCTGGTAAACTTGCCGCCCCTGGAACCATCGAATGTGGTGGAACCGTTGGGGATCTGGGTGGGAAGCACATCCGGAAGGCGCGCTGCAACCGGGAGAATCAAGAGCGGCTATGTGCTTGCGTCCCACCGGGACCAGAAGACACGCTCAAAAACCTTCCCCGGCATTGCCGAGGCCATGGCGGAACAGTGGGGAATTTTCTAAAGTGGTCGAAATTGAGCAGTTTAAGCCCGGAAGCGGGCGGATGAAAGATTCTATACCGGTGGATGAAAGGAGGAGATTTCAAGAAATGAAAATCTACATAGCCGGGAAGATCACCGGATGCGAGAGCTACAAGGAACGGTTTGCGGAAGCGGCGCGGTTCGTCCAGGGGCTGGGGCATGCGGCGCTGAATCCGGCGGCGCTGCCGGCGGGGCTCAGCAAGGCGGATTATATGCGCATCTGCTTTGCGATGATCGACAGCGCGGACGAGGTCTGGACGCTGTCAAATGCGACGGACAGCCCGGGGGCAACGCTGGAGATCCAATACTGCGCGTACACCGGCAAGCCGGTGCGGACGCTGCGGACCGTGCAGGAGGCGACGGAAGCATGGCTGGCGACAGACTGACGGTCTGCGACCGGGACTGCTTCCACTGCCCGTACCCGGACTGCATCCTGGACGAGGAGGACATGAGCCCGGAGTAATGGCGCGGCAGCATGGAACGCGAGAGAAGCATCAAACGGGAGGGACGCAGCAAGCTCGCGGCCTATCAGGCGGCGTACTGCCAGGCGAACAAGGAAAAGATCGCGGCTTGCAATGCGGCGTACCGGCAGGCGAACAAGGAAAAGAAAGAAAAAGCCCCGCCCGGTCTGACACACCGAGCAGGGCAGCGAAACAACAAGAATCCAAACAAAATCTTATGTTCCTGTGCTGATTATAGCACAGGGGAAAGGAAAAAGCAATGATTCAAACATTAACGCTCAATGAGGCGGCGGCTTATCTGCGTGAGCGGGGGCTTTCCATTTCCAACGAAACACTCGCGGCGGGGCTGGAACAAGGCGTGTTCGCATTCGGCACAGCCTTCCGCGCAAACGGAAAAAATCGCGTCGTGATGATCTTCAAGCGGCTGCTTGATCAGTGGATTGCAGAGCGGGAGGTGCATTGAGATGTTGCCAAATCCGTGCGAGGGCTGCAACAGAAACACGCCATGCGGCGGGTGCATGTGCCCTATGTTCAAATATTACTTTCGTGTCAACTGGGCGGCGGTCTTCGGGCCGTTCCGGCGGCTGCGGGATAAGAAGACGGGAGGCAATGCGTGATGGCACTTACCATGCTTTTCCTGGTTATCGCCTTTGTTCTGTTTCTCCTGCTTGATTGGATTCGCGATAACGCAGAATCCCGGCAGTCGCTTCGGAAGCTCCAGCATGACAATGCCACCCTGATGGCCCAGCTGGACCGCAGCGCTGCCCAGGCGAAGCAGCTGCGGAGAGAGATCAAGCGGCTGCAGAACCGGCTTGACGGCGCGCAGTTTCTCCTAGACAGTGACCGGGATATCCGAATCATGGAGCTGGAGGCGGAGTGCGGACGGCTGCGCAAGCGGCTGGAGATTCGCGAGAAGGTCCAGGAGGTGGCGGAATGAATCAGCCCATTCCAGATAACCACGATGCGTTCCGCGCACACGATGATGCGCAGGAGCGGCGACTTGAGGGATTGCCGATTTGCGCAGATTGCGAGGAGCCAATCCAAGAGGAATACTTTTATACGTTTGCCGGAAAGAACTACTGCGCAGCATGCACGGAGTTGCTGCACATCCGCTTTTCGGCGTGAGGGTGTAACGAATGGCAGAGATCACAAAAGTAAGAACCGCAAACAGGGAAGAATGGAAGGCCCTGCGCAGCCGGTATATCGGCGGCTCTGATGCCGCGGCCGTTGTTGGCATGAACGCATATGTCTCCCCGTATAGCCTGTGGGCGGAAAAAACCGGGAGTCTTCCGGGATTTTCAGGAAACCTGGCAACTGAGGTCGGCGCGTACCTGGAGGAATTCGTAGCACGGAAATTTTCAGAGATTACCGGGAAGAAGGTACGACGGGCAAATCAGAGCTTTCTCAATAGTGATTATCCCTGGGCCATTGCAAACATCGACCGGGAAATCATCGGCGAGGACGCCGGGCTTGAGATTAAAACGACGGACACGATGAACCTGAAGAAATTCCGGGGCGGCGAATATCCGGCAAACTACTATGTCCAAAGCGTGCATTATCTTGCCGTCACCGGAAGGCAGCGCTGGTATTTGGCGGTGCTTATCGGAAACCGGGAATTCAGGTGGTTCACGATCGAGCGCGACGAAGCCGAGATTGCGGCGCTGATGACCGCAGAAGCGGATTTTTTGGAGCACGTGAAAACGGGCACGCCGCCGGAAATCGACGGTTCCAGCGGCACGACGGCGGCCCTGACGGCGCTGCATCCGGACAGCAACGAAAGCACGGTTGATCTGTTCTGCCTGGCGGCGGAACTGGATCGGTATGCAGACATTGACCAGAATATCAAAGCTTTGGAGACCGACCGGAACGAATGCGTGAACCGCATCAAAGCATTTATGGGCGACGCCGGAACCGGGGCATGTGACCGGTACAAGGTTTCCTGGAAAACACAGACTCGGCGCACCTTCGATAGCAAACGCTTCGCAAGCGACCATCCGGATATGGATCTATCCGGCTATTACAAAGAATCGACCGCCCGGGCGTTTCGGGTGATGGAAACGAAAGGAGACTGAGCCGCATGGCAGGAAAAATTCAAAATCAGCTGGCCAATCGAGCGCCAGAGCAGAAGACGATGCAGCAGTACATCAAGAGCATGGAGGGCGAGATCAGAAAGGCGCTCCCTTCCGTCATCACGCCAGAGCGATTCACGCGGATCGTGCTTTCCGCACTCTCCGTCAATCCGAAGCTTGGCAGCTGTACCCCGGCAAGCTTCCTGGGGGCCATGATGACGAGCGCCCAGCTTGGCCTGGAAGTCAATACCCCGCTGGGGCAGGCGTACGTCCTGCCGTACAGCAATAAGGGCGTTCTGGAGGCCCAATTCCAGCTTGGATATAAGGGGCTGATTGACCTGGCGTATCGCTCCGGGGAGGTCGAGGTAATCCAGGCTCACGTCGTCTACGAAAACGACGAATTTGCGTGTGAATATGGACTGGAGCCGAAGCTGACGCACCGGCCTGCAGACCATGACCGTGGTGATCCGATCAAAGTCTATGCCGTATTCAAAACGAAGAGCGGCGGCTTTGGCTTTGAAGTCATGAGCATGGAAGACGTCCGCAAGCACGCGGCGAAATACAGCAAGGCATATAGCAGCAGCTATTCCCCCTGGAAAACGAATTTCGAGGAAATGGCAAAGAAAACCGTATTAAAGCGCGTCCTCAAATATGCCCCGCTGAAATCCGACTTTGTTCGGGCCGCAGTACAGGATGAGACCATCAAACGGGATATCTCGGATGACATGTATTCCGTCCCTTCGGAGACGATCTTTGACGCGGATGCAGAGGAGATTCCCAACGTCGATGCGAATACGGGGGAGGTTGTGAGTGAATGAAAGGCTACAAGGGATTTGAAAAAGGCCTGGTGTGCCGAGGCAAGCAGTACGCTGAAAACACCGTATTCGAAGAAGATGATGCCGAAATCTGCAAAAGCGGGATGCACTTCTGCGCCCTGCCGCATCAAGTGTTTGCGCATTATCCCCCGGGTGAAAATCACGAATTTGCCGAGGTAGAAGCACTGGACGATTCGTCGACGGATGATAATACTAAGTACTGTACCAAAAAGCTACGCATCGGCGCTAGGATCAGCGTATTCGATATGGTGAAAGCTAGTGTTGGCGTATTTTTTGAAAGCGTAGACTTCTCAGGCAGAATCGAGAAAACTGCGAAAGTGATCGGCGCAGCCAACGCCGGGAACTTTGGCGCAGCCAACGCCGGGGACTATGGCGCAGCCAACGCCGGGGACTATGGCGCAGCCAACGCTGGGAACTTTGGCGCAGCCAACGCCGGGGACTATGGCGCAGCCAACGCTGGGCACCGTGGCGCAGCCAACGCCGGGAACTTTGGCGCAGCCAACGCCGGGGACTATGGCGCAGCCAACGCTGGGCACCGTGGCGCAGCCATAGCGCGGAAAGAAGGCAAAGCGTCCGTTGGACGCAACGGAACCGCCGCTGTGATCGGCAACGGCGGGACTGTCAGCGGGAAGGTCGGCGCGATCCTTCTGCTGGTAGATACGGATGATTACGGCAACACGCTTGACTTTGCCGCCGTGAAAGTGGACGGCGACAAAATCAAGGAAAATACATGGTACAAGTTGGAATCCGGGAAGATTGTGGAGGTGGGCGACGATGCTTAATCATATCACAGTCGCAGGCCGATTAACACGCGATCCGGAGATGCGGCACACGGCAAACGGGACGGCGGTTGCGTCCTTTTCGCTGGCCGTCGACCGGGATTATACCAGCAAGGACGGCGGCGAACGGGAAACGGACTTTGTCGACATCGTTGCCTGGCGCGGCACGGCGGAGTTTGTCAGTAAGTACTTTACCAAGGGGCAGCTGGCAATCGTCTCCGGGCGGCTGCAGATCCGGCCCTGGACGGACGACAACGGGAATAAGCGCCGAAGCACCGAGGTCGTCGCGGAGCATGTGTATTTTGGTGGCAACAAGAAGGAAAGCGGCAGTGCGGCTCCGCAGGCGGCGGCCCAGGATGGCACGGCCCCGGCGCTGGAGGAACTGCCGGAAGATGATGACGGCCTGCCGTTTTGAGAAAGTGAGGTAAAACATGAACGAAGAAGCGAAAACAAGTATTTTGCAAATGGCCAGGGGCGCGATTCAGGAACGGATCGACTATGAGATGGCGAAGGTAATAGACAACATCCTGGACCCGAACACAAGCACGCAGAAAAAGCGTAAGCTGACACTGACGATTGAACTGCAGCCGGACGATAATCGGCAGACCGTGTTCGTAAATTGCACAGCGAAAAGCGCACTTTGCCCGACGAATCAGGTATCTACATCGCTGTACATCACTGGAGATGGCGCTACTGGCGAAGTGGTAGCCGTGGAAATGGTGCCCAATGTTCCGGGGCAGCAGGATATGTTCGGCGAAGAGCAGGAAGCCGCGCCGATTTTGAAGATGGTAAGAAATGCATAAGGAGGAAGAAAAATGCTGAAAAGTGCAATTGAAAAAATCGAATCCATGGTAGAGCCGAGCGTTTACGAGAAGGATGGCCATTCTTTTCTGATCAATCGGGATGGCGAATTCGCAGAAATCCGCGAGGAAATCGACCTCCCGGAAGTTTTGAAGTTGAACAGTTTGGATGCGATTGTAAAGATGATTCGCACCGAAGCACTCAAGAAATATTCCGGTGCTGGTCCGATTTATATCGATATTCCGTCCCACCTGCTGGTGGAATCATTCCTGCAGCCGCAGACCTGCGAAATTCGGCCTGTGATTTATTCCGTACACGCAACGGCTGTCCCCGGGTGGGATGAAGAAACGAAGCTCTCGTTTGAACGCGCCGCCGTGGCGTTGCAGACGAGATTCCAGGATAGCCCCGACCGTGCTTATACCCTACAGCTACTCAGTCAGATTACCACCGGAGCGAAAGTTACCTATAACGATATCGGGGTTGCGACTACAGTTGTCACGCAAAAGGGCGTTTCGCTGCAGCAAAACGCAACAATAAAACCGCTTGTTTCCCTGCGTCCTTATCGAACCTTCCAGGAGCTGGAGCAGCCGGACGGACTTTTCCTGATCCGCATTGATGAGCGCGGGATTAGTTTTGTTGAAGCTGATGGCGGAATGTGGAAACTAGAAGCCAGAAAGCGTATCAAATCATACCTGGACGAAGCGCTTTCACCTGAAATCGAAGCGGGCAGCGTTGTAGTGATGCTATGATATTCATACTGCTGCGCGGCCCATATAGGGCCGCGCAGCACACAGGAAAGGGGTGGCGATCGTGCCAATCAACAGCAAACAAAAAGGGGCCCGCTTTGAGCGGCAGCTTGCATCCCGGCTGCGGGAGTACGGCTACCCGGCGCGGCGGACGGCCCAGTATTGTGGCAATACCGGCGACGCATCCGACGTCGTCGGTCTGCCGGGCCTGCACATCGAAGCAAAGGCCTGCGAACAGATGCGGCTTTATGATTGGATGGCCCAGGCAAAACGCGATTGTGCGGGCACTGAACGGCTTCCAGCGGTATTCCACAAGCGAAACAATCACGAGATTTTGGTGACGCTGGAACTGCCGGATTTTATGGAAATTTACCGGGAATACGAGGTCGGGATGGATCTGAAAGGAAAGGAGACTCCATGAATCAATACGATATGCTGGAAACTGCGTTCCGCAACGGCTTTGCTTTTGGCCGGGCGTCGCGGACGAAGGACAATCAGCCAACCTACGCCGCTGCGCTGGAGAAATTCGGCGGGAAAATGCAAGCGACCGTCTGCGTCGAAGAGCTTTCCGAGCTGCAAAAAGAGCTTTGCAAATACATCCGCGGCGGCGGCGATCCGGATCATATCGCGGAGGAAATCGCGGACGTGCTCATCACGGTAGATCAGATGGTGCAGCTGTTTGACTGCGCGGAAGCGGTAGCGCACTGGTCGGATGCCAAAATTGCGCGGCTTGCGCAGCGGTGTGCGGAAACGGAGGGAAAAGAAAATGTATAATGATCCTGTGAATCATCCGGCACATTACACGAGCGGCAGCATGGAATGTATTGACGCCATGGTATCTGCCTTTGGGGCGGCCCAGGTGGCCGTATACGCGAAGATTGCGGCGTTCAAGTATCTGTGGCGGGCCGACCACAAAGGCGGCACAGAGGACATTGAAAAGGCCCGCTGGTACATCAACAAATATCTGGACCTGCTTTCCGGAGGTGACGACTATGACACAGTGTGAACGCATCCTCCGCCATTTGCGGGACTATGGCAGCATCACCCAGGCCGAGGCCATGACAGAGTACGGCTGCTATCGGCTGGGGGCTAGAATTTTCGATCTGAAGAACCAGGGGTATGAGATCACCGGCGCGACTGAGTGCGTCAAGAACCGCTACGGCGAGACGTGCCATATTAAGCGCTATCGCCTGGAGGAAGGAGGGACAAGCCGTGAGAGTGCAATTAGGTGAACGGGTGCGTTTCCTTCCGCCGTGCTTTAACTGAGACGACACCGAGAACATGGTGACGGGCCGCATCGTCTACATCAACCGGCAGCACCGGCATTATTTGGCCGAGTACCCCGCCGGTCGGCAGGCGCTGCGAGAGGCGTTCAAATACGCAGAAGAGGGGTGAGCGCGTGGCGGAAGAAGTGCAAAGATCACAGTTTACATTTTACGAATCGTTTGCAAGGGCTGGTGGCCGCATTCGAAAGAAAACAGATCGGTGCGCATTCTATGATGCGCTGATCGAATATGCCCTGTATGGCGTCCTCCCAGATCTGGAGAGCCTGCCGGATGTTGTGGCGTTGGCGTTTGAATTGGTGCGGCCGAATCTGGATGCCAGCAGGCGGAAAGCCGGTGGTGGAGCGGTAAAAAAAACCGATAAGATACCGGAAAGATAGCCGCAAGATACCGATAAGATACCGGAAAGATAGCCGCAACAAGAGAGAGGAGGAGTAAGAGAATAAGTAAGAGTACAAGTGTAAGGTAGAGTACAAATGTACTTAGTGCTCAGAAAATTATAGCTTATCCCTCTATACTTACTTCGGCGGCTCTATGTAAGACTTACTAAGACGTAAGAGGGCTGATGCAAAAAGGAGCTGATATCGTGACAACAGACGAGACGCGGAAGGTGCTTTGCTATTTGCGAGAATGCTTCCCACGCAAATTCGAAAGCAAAAGCACCGCCGCCGAGAAAAAAAGAATGATGAATTCGATTTTGAAGCAATGGCAAAAGTTTTTTGCAAAATACAGTTTCTCGGAAGTGATGGGCGCAGCAGAAATGTACGTCGGCGCGTACGGTGGAAAATATTTTCCAGATGCAAAAGAAATTTTTGATTTGATCCGGCCTGACCCGCTGGCATCCTTTGATCGATTCATACGGTGGAGATACCACATGGAGGATCGGACAGATTTGCGGATGGATCAGTTGCTGCTGGAGGTTGATTATCTGGAATGTCGGACAAGGCCAGTGGAGGTGGGCGATGATTGCTAGAGTTTTCCCGCGAAAAACAAACGCATCTCCGATGGATGGCATGGCTTTTTTCCGGGAACCGACAATCGAAAATATTTCTGATTGCATTGAGGCAGGCGTTACAGAGGTGCATATTTCCGTTACCTTCACGTGGGATATAAACAGGGCTGAAGAGCTGTACTACGCATGGCAAATTCTCGGGGTCCCCGTTGAGATTGGAGGCCCAGCGTTTGATGATCGAATGGGAGATTTTAATCCGGGGCTGTATCTTCGGGATGGGTATATATTCACGTCACGCGGCTGCACAAAGGAATGCTGGTTTTGCTCAGTCCCGCGCTGCGCCCATGGCGTGATACGAGAGCTTCCGATCGTGGACGGCTGGAATATACTTGATGATAATATCCTCGGAACATCCGAATCGCATTTTCGGGCAGTCTGCGAGATGCTGAAGCGGCAGGAACATCCTGCAATCTTCACGGGAGGCCTGGAACCGTCGCTACTCCAACAATGGCAGGCGAATCTACTGCGGGAACTCAAGCCAAAGCGGCTTTATACGGCTTATGACACGAAGGATGATCTGGAGCCGCTTATAGAGATGGGAAAGAAACTGCGCACGGCCGGCTTTGCACCATCGAGCCATACAATGTGCTGCTATGTGCTGTGCGGCTATGAGGAGGATAGCTTCGATGAGGCAGAAAAACGGATGCGCCAAACGATGCATGCAGGCTTTATTCCCTATGCAATGCTTTTCCGGAATGAGGAAGGGCGGACAGATGCGAAATGGAGAAGATTTCAGCGCGAGTGGTGCAGGCCAATTATAACGGGGAAGAAATTTAACGAATTTTGGTATGAAAGGAACGCTTACGATGGCTGATTACATAGAGCGGGATGCGCTTACAGCCGAGCTTAATCGTCTTGGGCTTGGCGAACACAGTTTTGTAGAAAGAATTTTTGCAGACGGCGTGTATGCCGTTATCGAAAGCATGCCGGCCGCCGACGTGGCCCCGGTGGTGCGTTGCAAGGAGTGCACCAACTTCCGGCAGAACGCACACGGTGTCTGCTATTGCAACGAGTACGGCGGCGCGATCACGCCGGAGGATTATTGCAGCCGGGCGGTGCGGGAGAACGAGCCGCCCGCAAAATAGGAGGGCCAGATGGAATACTGGAAATTCAAGGCGATTGACAAGCTGCGGGATTATCCGCTAAAGGCTGCTGCAATCCAGAGCCTACAGGAGGAACTGCAGCGGCTGGAGTTGGAGGCTACCAACATCCGAAGCGCCACGGCGGACGCTACGCCCGTCCAGGGCGGCGGCAGCTCCCGGGAGGACAAGCTGCTGTCAAATATCATTCACCGCGACGAGATCAAGCGGATGATTGCCGGGGCGAAGCTCGCGTGCAATGTCGTGAACACGTCCCTCGCGGCCCTGGACGCTGCAGAACGGGATTTATTAACTGATATGTACATACTTTCGGGCGGAACGCCGCGCATAGCGGAAATGCTGGGATTAGACGAGCGCAGCGTTTACCGACGCGCAGATCGCGCACTTCGGCGGTTCGTAATTGCGTTATATGGCGTGGGTGAAACTTAAGCAGGCGAAAGTGTCACTTTTCTGTCAGTGACAAGCGAAAAACTCTGTGCTATACTAGTATCATGAATATAGGGTACAGGCACTGAGAAAATTTCTCGGTGCCTTTGCTTTTTGGAGGGTCTATCATGCAAATCACAAACAGGCGGCTATCGGAGCTCACTCCATATGCGGCGAACGCAAAGAAACACGATAAACGGCAAATCAATAACGTTGCGGAGAGCATCAAGCAGTACGGCTTTGTGCAGCCGATTGTGATTGACCGTGATGGAGTAATTGTAATCGGCCACTGCCGCGCTATGGCGGCAAAGAAGCTGGGCATGGAAGAAGTGCCGTGCGTCTGCGTGGACGATCTGACACCGGAGCAGGTAAACGCCCTGCGGCTGGTGGATAACAAGGGCAACGAGAGCGACTGGGACTTTGACCTGCTGGCAGAGGAATTGCCGGAGTTGGATTTGTCGGCGTTTGATTTTGACTGGGGTATTGAAAACGAGGATGAGTACGGCACTGATTTTTCCTTGCCGGATGGGGACAAATCGGAAATCTGTCAAATGACATTCACGCTCCATGAACAACAAAAAGAATTGATCGAATATGCTATGACGTGTGTTGAAGATGAAATAACAGAAACGTTTGGCAACGCCAATAAAAACGGGAATGCATTGTATGAGGTGATACGGCAATGGGCAGCGCAAAAGACCTGATTGTAAAAGTTATCCCGAGCAAGGTTGCCGTTCCGTTCGTCAAGGAACACCATTATAGCGGCAAGGTTGTAAATAACAGCAATCTGCATTTCGGCGTATTTTACGAGGGGCGGCTTCATGGGGTCATGTCCTTCGGCCCATCTCTGGACAAGTCTAAAATTCAATGACTTGTTGAGGGAACCGGGTGGAACGAATTTATTGAATTAAACCGAATGGCGTTTGATGACGTGTTGCCGCGCAATAGCGAGAGCCGGGCGATTTCCGTTGCGATGAAGCTAATCCGGAAAAACGCACCGCAAATCAAATGGGTTATATCGTTTGCGGATGGGTGTTCTTGCGGGGACGGAACAATTTACCGGGCAAGCGGTTTTGTTTTGACGGCAATCAAACCGAATGGGAATCTTGTGCAGCTTCCGAACGGCGAGAAAATACACAAAATGACCCTTGAGAGCAATCCAACATCCCCCCGGAAGGAACTTGGAGGGAAAAGCTATTACGATATAACCGGCGGAAACTTCAATTTCAAAAAATATGTAGCCTATGTTGGGGGCGAAATATTAACCGGGTATCAACTTCGGTATATCTATTTTATTGATTTGGCATACAAAGAGCGCCTTACCGTCCCTGTCATTCCATTTTCAAAAATTGATGAAATTGGGGCTGGGATGTATAAGGGCGAAAAGGTAACGCAAGCAGAAAGGCACCAGTGACACGGCAATACGCGGCGGTAGTTTAACGGTAAAACGTTCCGCATCCTGCGGAAAGATGGCGGTTCAACTCCGACCTCGCTGCTCCAAAATGCCGTGTTATGGTTCCAAAGAAAGGAGGGCGCGTATGGCAAGGCCAAGAAAGGAAATAGATCAAAAGCAATTCGAAAACCTCTGCGGCCTGCAATGCACGCTTGAGGAAATCTGCGGTTGGTTTGATGTGACCGATAAAACACTAAATAGTTGGTGCAAACGCACCTATCATACCAGTTTTTCCGAAGTATTCAAGAAAAAGCGGGGAGCGGGGAAAATTTCCCTGCGGCGCAGCCAGTGGCAGCTTGCGGCAAAGAGCGCAAGCATGGCTATTTGGCTGGGGAAGCAGTATCTTGGTCAGCGCGACGTGGTTGAGCTGGGTTTGCCGGCGGATAACACGCAGGAGGACGCTTTGAGTGTAAGCCTGCGTGAAATGGCAGAAGGGTTGGAAAGCGATGATCAGTGAAAAGCAGCAGAAAATCATGGCCTTTCCGTATTCCAAATACGACGCGCTTATCTGCGACGGCGCGGTGCGTTCCGGCAAGACTTCCATCATGATGTGGTCTTTCGTGCGCTGGGCGATGGAAAGCTTTAACGGTCAGCGGTTTGGTGTCTGCGGGCGGACGGTCGACAGCTGCACGAAAAATATCATCGTGCCGTTTACGGCCATGGGACTTGCAAAAGAGAAATATCTGATCCGCTGGCGACGCGGCGACAAAGTAATGGAGGTGCGTCGCGGTGCGGTGACGAATTATTTTGAGGTATTCGGCGGCAAGGATGAGGCGAGTTACACGCTGATTCAGGGCCGTACACTGGCTGGCGTTTTGCTGGATGAGGTCGTGCTCATGCCGCGCTCATTTGTCGAGCAGGCCTTGACGCGCTGCAGCGTGGACGGAGCAAAGCTGTGGTTTTCCTGCAACCCTGGAAGCCCGCAGCATTGGTTTTACACCGAGTGGATTCAGAGGCATGAAGCTCGAAACACACTGTACCTTCACTTTGAGATGACGGACAACCCCGGCCTGTCGCAAAAGACGCTGGAGCGCTATCAGGCGATGTTCTCCGGTGTCTTTTATGATCGCTACATCCGGGGCCTGTGGGTCCTGGCAGAGGGGTTAATTTACCCCATGTTCGGCGAAGGCTGCCTTGTGGATAATCCCCCGCAAGGCGGTCGGTATTATATCTCCTGCGACTATGGAACGCTGAACCCGTTCTCTGCCGGGCTGTGGTGCTGGGACGGCAAAACAGCGACCCGCGTTGCGGAATATTACTATTCCGGGCGGCAGGAACAGCGGCATAAAACCGATGAGGATTATTACACCGCGCTGGAGCAGCTGGCCGGGGACAAGCCTGTGCAGGCGGTGATCGTCGACCCGTCGGCGGCGTCGTTCATCGAGGTCATACGGCGGCACAAGCGCTTTCCGGTACGCAAGGCGAAAAATGATGTCCTGGCCGGAATCAACACGACGGCGCGGTTTTTGCAGGACGGGACAATCAAAATCCACCGCAGCTGCAGCGCCTGCATTCGGGAGTTTGGTCTCTACCGATGGGATGAAAAGACGGAGACGGACCGGCCCGTAAAAGAGAATGACCACGCCATGGACGATATCCGCTATTTTGCTTATACCGTCCTCCGCCAGAAGGCGGGGAAAACGGCGTATCAATCATTATTGCAAGAGAGGTGAGCGACTATCAAAACGTATCAAGATTTGCTTGCGGCTGGCAAGAGCGAACAGAGCCGAATCGCATTTATCCGCGCGGCTATTATGGAGCATCGAGGGTCTCCGGCTTACCGGACCGCAGCGGATGCGGAGCTGTATTATAGCGGATTGAATCCGACGATCAATCGTTATGAAAAAGTCCTCTACGACCTGCAGGGCAAGGCACACAAGGACATGTGGACGGCAAATCATAAGCTTGCAAGCCAATTTTTTGGCTTTGCGGTCGACCAGGCTGTCAGCTATCTTCTGGGCAATGGCGTCACCTTCGGCGATGAATCGACCGGAAAGAAACTGTGCGCTGATTTTGACCAGGAAATCATGGATGCCGCACGCAGCGCGAAAATTGCAGGCGTGTCCTTCGGCTTCTGGGATCTGGATCACCTGCGGGTGTTCAGTTTGCTGGAGTTTGTGCCGCTCTACGATGAGGAAAACGGTGCGCTGATGGCGGGCATTCGCTTCTGGCAGATTGCACCGGACAAGCCGATGCGGGCCACACTCTATGAACCGGACGGATTTACGGAGTATTTCCAGGAGAAAAACAAAAGCATGGACGTGATGAAGCCGAAGCGCAGCTATAAGCTTTTAATTCGTACTGCTCCGGTCGGCGGAAGCGAGATATACGACGGCGGCAATTACCCCGGCTTCCCGGTCGTTCCTCTGAAAAACAACCGCATGTGCCTATCCGAGATCTCCGGGAGCCGCAACACAATCGACGCGCTGGATTTGGCGACGTCAAACATGGTCAACAATGTGGACGAGGGGAATCTGATTTATTGGGTTCTCTCCAACTGCGGCGGCATGGATGATCTTGACGATGTAAAATTTGTGGAGCGGCTTAAGACGCTGCATGTGGCCCACGCAGACGGCGACGACGGCGCGAAGGCAACACCGCAGACAATCGAAGCACCATACGAAGGGACCAACACGACAATAGACATGCTGAAACGGAAGTTATACGAGGATTTTCAGTGCTTCGACGCTTCCGCTATCACGGCGGGAAACCAGACGGCGACGGCAATCAAGGCAAGCTATGTGCCGCTTGACCTGAAAACGGATAAGTTTGAGGCGGAGGTCACGCGCTTCGTTGTGGAAATTCTGCGGCTGGCCGGTATCGACGATCAGCCAAGCTACACGCGGAATCAGATCATCAACAAGACCGAAGAGACGCAGGCGCTCTTGCTTGGGGCGCAGTATTACGATGACGAGTATATTACAAAAAAACTGCTGAATCTCAACGGCGACATTGACCAGTATGAGGCCATGATGGAGCGACGGTCCGCTGAGGACCTGAGCCGCAGCTTTGGTGAGCCGCAGGAGCCGCCAGCGCCGGTGAATAACAATGGCGACGCATGACCTCGGCCATACGCTGACCGACAAAAAGCTCCGGGATCTGGAGCGACGCATCGCGCGGCTTTATGCACAGGCCGGGCGGGAGCTGCAAGAGACCATCGACGCTTACTTTGAGCAGTTTGCAAAGCGCGACGAGGAAATGAGGGCGCTGATTGGCGAGATCGTCAACGGCAAGGAGTGGACGGAGCAGGACTATAAGCAATGGCGGCTGGCACAAATCGGACGCGGGGAGCGCTACCAGGCACTGCGGGAGCGGATTGCGCAGCGAATGACCAATGCAAACGACGTGGCGATTTCTTACATAAACGACGAGACGCCGGGCATTTACAGTCTGAACCGTAACTATGCGGCGTATACGATTGAGCAGGTCGCCGGGAACGTCGGCTTTGACCTCTGGGACGAGCAGACGGCCCGGCGGCTGATCGTGGAGCAGCCGGAGCTGATGCCCAATTATCCGCCAGCCAGGGCGCTGCGGCGCGGTATTGACCTGGCGTATGGGCGGCGGCAGATCACGGCCAGCGTGACCAGCTCTATCCTGCAGGGCCGGAGCCTGCGGGGAATCGCGGACGATCTGCAGCAGCGCATCACGACCATGGACCGCACTAGCGCAATCCGGACGGCGCGCACGGCATTTACAGGGGCGCAGAACGCCGGGCGTATGGACAGTTACGCGGCGGCGGAGAAGATGGGCATCAAGCTCAAAAAGGAATGGCTTGCAACGCTCGACAGCCGGACGCGGCATTCACACGCCATGCTCGACGGTGAAAAGGTCGACCAAGACAAGAAATTCTCCAATGGCTGCCGCTTCCCCGGAGACCCGCAGGGGCCTGCATGGGAAATCTACAACTGCCGCTGCACGATGGTCGCCGCGCTGGATGATGTGGACACGTCCGACGCACAGCGCCGTGCGCGCGACCCGGAGACGGGCGAGAGCGTGGTTATTTCCGACATGACGTATCAGGAGTGGGCGAATTGGAAATCTGCTACGGCACAGGCGAAAAACGCAGCGGATGACGCAGCCGCATTAAAATTTTTCCATGCTGACGCAAGAGATGACTTGCAATCCATCGTAAAAAAGCGTACAATGAAGCTGGAAAATGGATTTGCCTGTTTCCCGGACAATGACCCGTTGCAAAGATACATTCAGAGCGTGAAGCCGCTGAAAACCTATTTTGACGTGGCAATGCACGGCGCGCCGAATGCCGTCGGCTTCGGCACGGCAGAGACAAATATGTCTCCGCGCTTGCTTGCCTCTGTTATCCGGCACAGCGCTGGATGGAACGGGCAGAAGGTGCGTCTACTTTCGTGCAGCACCGGAAAGCAGGTCGGTGATGACTATTGCTTTGCTGAGGAATTGGCGAACGCACTCGGCGTTGAAGTCAAAGCGCCGGATGATATCCTGCTTATTAGCCCAAGTGGAAGAATGTCGGTTGGGCTTTTGGGCAAAGGTAGCATGGTTTCCTACATACCAAATCAAAGGGGGAGAAGGAAATGAATAAGCGTCTATTCGGCTTTTTTAAGGGACTTCCCTATGAAGGGTATTGCACCGAAAATTTCGATGATTATAAACACTTCCAAAACAGCATTCCTAAGTCGGCGGTTATCTCCCACATTGAATCTCTAGAAGAAGGTCTTACGACGCTTCCATCATATGATTTCTTTACAGGCGAGAAACTCCATGCTGGTGTTTTTTGGGACGGTGATTTTGTTTTTCCCTACGAATTCCTGCACTACTACAAGAACTACGATATCGGCATTCCGTATGAGTATGAGGAATACTTGAAAAGGATTGGAGTTGGAGGATAAAGCATGGCAAAAGATGATTTTCATGTCATTGTTTACCAGATTCTTGCATACCTGTATCAGTGCTTGAAACGCGGTGATGATGTGAATCCCAAACTTCTGAGCGCTGATAGCGACTATTTCAAAGTCAACGAGCAAGTTTTGAGCAAAAGATATTGGGCATATATCATTTACAATCTGTACCAGCTACGCTTAATCGAAGGAGTAGTGTTCGCAGACATCGACAATTTTTCGTACAAATATCCTGTAAACCTTGATGATTGTATGATCACCCCTGCCGGAATCGAATACCTGACGGATAACGCTTTTATCACAAAAGCAAAGGAGTTTCTAAAGGACGTAAAAGCAATCGTACCATTTGTGTAATTCCTGTGAATTACAACGAAATAAAGAATTAAAGCACTATGCAGCCGCATGGTGCTTTTTCTATGCTTGAAAGGAGCTGCCACATGAAATCACAGAAACAGCCGGAGCTTGCCGCGACGCTGAAAGGCGCGGCAATGGTCGAGGCAATCGAGGCGGGGCTTGTCCCGAAATCCTCCAGTGGAGACGGCTGGAATATCGCGCCGTTTCTGCGTTTTTGGGACAATTTCGCGCCGCTACTCAATGAGGCAGTGCAAAGCTGCGGCAAGAAGCAGAGGTAAAATTCCATGAGCGATATTGAGATTACGGACAATAGCGACGCCGTGAAGGAAGCGTTTGAAGTGGCGATTATGCGCGGGCTTGAAAAGTGCGGGCTGACGGCGGAGGGGTACGCAAAAAAGCTATGCCCCGTTGATACCGGCAATCTGCGAAACAGCATCACCCACCAGGTCGACACCGGAACGCAGACGGTCTACATCGGCTCCAATCTCGAGTACGCCCCGTACGTAGAGCTAGGCACGGGTAAATACTACCCCGGCGGCAGGCCGACGCCCTGGGTATACCAGGACGCGCACGGCAATTGGCATTACACCCACGGTAACCGGGCGCAGCCGTATCTCAAGCCTGCAGTTGCAGATCACGCGCAGCAGTACCGCAGCATTTTGGAAGATGAGCTGAAAGGCAAATAACTGAATCAGAACGAAGCCAACCACTAAGAAATTCTTGGTAGTTGGCTTTTCTTTTTGGTAAAACCCGCGAAGGACAGCGGTTTTTATAAAACTCAAAGGGCGAAGAACTGACCCCCGAAGAAAAGGAGAGTAACACAATGAGCATTACCAGGAAATTGCTGAAGGGCATGGGTCTGACCGACGAACAGGTCGACACCATCATTGAGGCACACACCGAAACCGTGGACGGTCTGAAAGCTGATATCAGCAGATATAAGGCCGACGCGGGAAAGCTGGCGGGCGTTCAGAAGGAATTGGACGACCTCAAGGCGGAAGGTGACGGCGGCTATAAGGTGAAATACGAGAAGGAACACTCGGATTTCGAAGCTTTTAAGTCCAATATCACCGCGAAGGAAGCAAAGGCGGCCAAGGAAAAGGCTGTCCGGGCTTTCTTCGAAAGCAAAAACATCACCGGCGCGAATCTCGACCTTGCCATGCGCGGCTGCGGCGAGGAAATGGCCGCATTGGAGCTGGATGGCGACAACAAAATCAAGGACACAAAGGGCCTTGACGCGCTGCTCAGCGGGGCTTACAAGGGTCTGGTTTCTACCATGCAGCAGCAAGGGGCGAATCCTGCCAATCCTCCGGCGGGGACACCGGCGAAACGCTACACGACAGAAGAGCTCCGCAGCATGAGCGCTGCGGAAATCAATGCAAACTGGGACGCGATTAAGGCGTCCATTGGCCAGAAAGGAGAATAAACATGGCTACTACTACTTTTATCCCTGAACTTTGGAGCGCACGGCTCCTCTACGCGCTGGACAAGGCGCACGTCGCAACGAACCTGGTCAACCGGGAGTACCAGGGCATTATTGCCAACCAGGGCGACACCGTTCACATCAACTCCATCGGCGCGATCACCGTCAAGGATTACACCAAAAACGCCGACATTGCCGACCCCGATGCGCTGACCACGACGGACCAGACACTTGTCATCGACCAGTGTAAGTACTTCAATTTCCAGGTCGATGACGTGGACAATGTGCAGGCGGCGGGCGACCTGGTCGATACCGCGATGAGCCGCGCTGCCTATAGCCTGGCAGACGTTGCGGACGCTTATCTGCTCAAGACGATCGCTGCGGGCGCAGCTTCCGGCAACACGGTCGGCGCGGCCAGCGGCCCGATTGCACTGACGGCAGCAAACGTGTATGAGAACATCGTGAAACTGCGCACGAAACTGGACAAGGCCAACGTTCCCAACCCTGGCCGGACCATCATTGTCCCGCCTGAGGTCTATGCGCTGCTGCTGATGGATGACCGCTTCGCGAAGAGCGACGCCGCCGCCGGTCAGAGTGCCCTGCTCAACGGCGAGGTTGGCCGCGTGGCTGGCTTTACGGTTTACATGTCCAACAACGTCCACACCGGCACCGGCACGGACACTGGGAAGACGCCGTATTTTGAAATCACGGCCCAGGTCAGCACGGCGACGACCTATGCCGAGCAGATCATCAAGACTGAGGCATACCGCCTCGAAAAGCGCTTTGCAGACGCCGTCAAGGGCCTGCATGTCTACGGCGCGAAGGTCACCGACGGCAGCCAGATCGCAAAGCTTATTGCTTCCGTGGCTTAATCGGAGGGCGCGGCGATGCTGGAACAGATCCTGCGGCACCTGAATAACTGGTTCGTTGTGGACGTTCAGCCGGGCAATTATAGCGTAGAAAAGGGCAGCATCACGCTGCCCTTTGTCGCGTCCGGGCAGTACTTCCGGATCATCGGCTCGGTGTTCAATGACGGGCTGCATCAATACCCGGCGACAGATCTGATGGACGAATCTTTCACCGGCTACATCTGGGCGCTGGCGATTCCGAAGGCAATCTTTTCCCTGGCGGATGAGATTTCCGCATGGCTGGAGAAGTACGGGGAAGCCGCTGCAAGCCCGTATACAAGCGAAAGCTTCGGCGGGTACAGTTACAGCAAATCCGCAGAAAATACCGGCAACGGGGCGGCAGGCGGCTGGCAGGCGGCTTTCCGGGCGCGGCTCAATCCATGGAGAAAAATAAAGGGCGTGGAGCCCTGAAAATGGAGGTGCAAATCCCGATATGAGTCTGTTAGATAATTTTTCCAGGCAGTGTGTGCTGATGGAGAAAAAGCGCGTCCCGGATGGTGCGGGCGGATATGAAGTCATATGGACGGAGGGGGCGGAATTTCTCAATTACCAGGCGCTAGACACCTCGATGGAGGCCCGCCGGGCGGAAAAAGAGGGCGTTACCTCGGTATATTCCGCGCTGGTAAATAAGACTGTGCCCATCGAATACATGGACTATTTCCGCGACGTTGCCTCCGGCGTCACTTACCGCGTAACATCGAACCCGGAGGAGAGGGAAGCGCCGAAGTCTGCGGGGGCGACGATTCGCGGTCTTAAATTCTTCACAGCAGAACGAAAGGACCTGCCAAAATGACAAAAGATAAGGCGCTTCATGCGTGGTTTTCCAAATTCCTTCCGGCCTATCCAGCTTCGAATGTGCCGGATGATGCGGTTTTCCCGTGGCTGACTTATGAGCTGGTCACCGGCGCGTGGGACAGCGGGGAAATCGGACTGACGGTCAACCTCTGGTTTTACACGGAAAGCGAAGCGGTCCCCAATGCAAAGGCTCAGGAAATCGCGGACACCATCGGAATGGGCGGCTGCATTGTGCCGTATGACGGTGGCGTGATGTGGTTCAAGCGCGGCTCTCCGTGGTGCCAGAATATTGCACAGGACGACGACAAAAACATCAAGCGGCGGTATTTGAATATCACAGTAGAATACCTGTCGCAGGACTGAATGGAGGAATGATAACATGAAATATACGAAGATTCCAGAAAACGCATTTAAGGAGCTGCAGCTGAACGCAGGCGTTTTGCTCACTGACTTCGACACGAAGGACGGCATGACGGAGCAGGAACTCCTCGCTGTCATGATCGGCGCGACCAGCGGCGGCGTCAACTTCATCGCCACGCCGACCTATGAGGACTATGGAGCCGATATCGATAATGCCCCGGTTAACGTGAAGGAGCTGAAAAAGCTGACCGGCTGGGAGGTCAAAATGTCCGGCAGTTTTATCACGGTCTCGACGTCCTCCGCGGCGCTTATGGCGGGTGCTGCGGATGTGGACAAGACCGACACAACGAAGATCACGCCGCGCAACGATGTTGCGGACACGGACTTCAAGGATATCTGGTGGGTCGGCGATTACTCCGACAAAAACGGCGCGACAAACGGCGGCTTTGTCGCGATCCATATGCTTAACTCCCTGTCTACCGGCGGTTTCCAGATCCAGAGCACCAATAAGGGAAAGGGCCAGTTTGCCTTTGAATTTACCGGCCATTATTCCATGGTAGACCAGAACAAGGTGCCCTATGAGGTCTTTGTCAAGGCCGGTACGGCGGAGGCTGGGGCATGAAGCTTTCTGATATCAAAGGCGAGCGGACGCTGGACGTGATCGCGGAAATCATCGAACCTATTGCCAATATCGCCGCAGATCAGACCGCAGCGGCGCTGTTCCAGCGGCAGCGCTGCCCGAAGGGAAAGAAACCGAAGGAGTTTATGCTGGAGCGGGTGAAAAAATCCGCTCCAGCTCTCATCAAGGGGCACCGGGAGGATATTGTGCAGCTTCTGGCGGCGCTGGCTGGTGTTACGCCGGAGGCATACGCGGAGAGTTTGAATCTGTTCAAACTCACTTCCGACATTGTCGACCTCATGACGGACCCGGAGTTTCTCGGGCTTTTTCCCTCTGCGGAGACAGAAACGGACGCCGCTGTCTCTGGCTCTGCATCGGAGAATACCACGGCCCAAGCACAGTAAACGCTTTCCTCACGTTTTGCGCGGCGCGGTTTGACGACCTGTCGCTGGGACTGGCGTTCCAGTGCTATGTGGCAGAGTGCCTAAACAGCGTGATGGACGCCGTCAGCGGTAAGCGGCTGACGGACTGGATGGAGATTGTCCTGCCAGGCGGTCAGCCGGAGGAACCATGCGACGCGGAGGAGGTTGCGGCAGACCTTGTCAGGCGGATCGCAGAGAAAAAGGCAGGTGAGTAAAAGATGAATCTATTTGATCTGTTCGTCAAAATCTCTGTGGACACCGGCGACTTTGACAGCGGCGTGGATCGGGTGTCGAAAGCCTGTAAATCCCTTGGCGGCGATATGAAAACGACCGGGAAGGATTCAGAGACCCTGCGAAACAAAATCAATAGCCTGGGCGAACAGTACGAGTCTGCGAGCAAAGAAGTCGACGACCTGACGAAGCAGTTTAATCAATCTGCGCAGGAGACCGGCGAAACATCGAAAGAGACACAGGAGCTGGCGGCGAAGCTTGCCGAAGCGGAAAAGGAGGCCGGAAGTCTCAAAAAGGAGATGGACCGTCTGGGTAAGTCCATGGATGATGCTGGTGACGATGCAGAGGATGCGGGTGAAAAATCCGGCGGATTTTTAAGTAAGTTAAAAAACGGCCTATCCCAATTAAGCCCTGTCGCATCGGCCGTCGTAAAGGGACTTGCCGCTGTCACTGCAGCAGCTGCAGTGGTTTTTACATCGGTGGCAAAGCAGAGCATTGTGGGTTACTCCGACTATGAGCAGCTCGTTGGCGGCGTTGAGACGCTATTCAAGAGCAGCTCGGATAAAGTGGTCGCGTACGCGAACACTGCATATAAAACCGCTGGATTGTCTGCGAACGACTACATGGAGACGGTCACGAGCTTTTCCGCGTCCCTGCTACAGGGCCTCGGCGGCGATACCGAGGCGGCGGCGGTGATTGCGGATCAGGCCATTACCGACATGTCGGACAACGCAAACAAGATGGGCACGGATATGGAGATGATCCAGAATGCCTATCAGGGCTTTGCAAAGCAGAATTACACCATGCTCGACAACCTCAAGTTAGGGTATGGCGGCACGGCGGGCGAAATGGCCCGCCTTATCAACGACTCCGGCGTGCTCGGCGATACGATGAAGGTCACCGAACGGACGGTGAATGAGGTGTCCTTTGACAAGATGATCGAGGCAATCCATGTTGTGCAAACTAACATGGGCATTACCGGCACAACGGCAAAGGAGTCCAGCGAGACAATCCAGGGCAGCGTCAGCGCTATGCGTGCGGCCTGGAAGAATTTTACAACTGGCATGGCGGATGACACACAGGATTTTGACACCCTGGTTGACAACGTCGTGGACTCCGTCGACACGGTCGCGGATAATGTCATCCCGCGTATTCAAAAGCTGCTGCCCAGGCTGACGCATGGGCTATCCGATTTGACGCAGCGGCTTTCCTCTAAAATTCCTGGCCTTCTTAGCAAGGTACTTCCGAGTTTTATCAGGTCGACAACTAAAATGGTGCAGAATATTGCGGGAACGCTTACCAAAAGCCTTCCTGTAATCATTGATGCTGCATCAGAGCTGTTTTCTGGCGTTGTGCGTGCAATACCAGGTGTCGCCAAAGAAGTCCTAAAAAATATGCCTAAAATTATCAAGGCTGTTGTTGATGGACTTTGGAACGGGGTTAAGTCCATTGTTGAAACTGTTCAGAATATTTTTGGAGCTACGAATAAGGCTGTGTATGAGGCAAAAATCAGCTTAGAAGAGGCAGCAGCTAGTGTTACGTCGTTCTCAGATGCGATTGGTGCAGCGCAGCCCAATATTTCGGATCTCAACACTCTGCTTTCCAGCACCGGCAAGACCGTCGGCGACCTGGATTCCCAGATCGAGACTGAGGCTAATGCGATCAACCGCATCTTTGCGGCGGCGCTGGAAGAAGGCCGGGCTTTACGGCAGACGGAGCTCGACGAGATCGCCCAGCACTATGACAATCTGCGGGAGCTGGAAACCGAGAAGCTCGGTATTGCACAGCAGCAGCAGGCGGCACTCGTGCAGGCAATCCAGCTGGAAAAGAACCAAATCACACAGGAGGGAATGGCCCAGTATATCTCCAATGTCCAGGCTGCCTATGAGCAGGCAACGGAGCTGGAGAAAACCAATTATCTAAACGAGCTGGCCCTGATTCAGAATCAGTACCAGGTCGAGGGTTCCCTTACGGAGCAGGAATACCAGAAACGCCTGGAGGATGCAAAGGCCCACCACGACGCGATGCAGGCTCAGAATGACCAATACCAGCAGGAAGCACTGGCGGCGCTGTCGGACAACGCGGCTGCGACTATCTCTTCTGAGCAGAGCACCTATGATGAGCTCCAGGGGATCGTTTCCCGGTACTATGCCGAGCAGAGCGACGTAGCAGGCAAGGGCCAGGCTGAGCTGATGGATCTCTATCACGCTCAACAGGCGGTCGCGGAAGAGTACGCGCTAGCCGCAGCTGGACTGACGGAAGATCAGCTGGAGGCGGGCAATGCAACGCTGACAACGTTGTCTATGCTTGTCAAGAGCGGCGGTCAGCTATCGGATTCCGCTAAGACGTCTGCAGAAAGCATGTTAGCCGCTTTTGATGGCTTGCCAGACGATATGGAGGACACCGGTAAAGATGCCCTGCTGGGGCTCACATCGGGCTTGGACGACACAATCCCAGGACTGAAGGACACGTCAAAAATGTCTGCACAGTCTATCGTCGATGCAATCAAATCCTATCTGGGTATTGCAAGCCCGTCGAAGGTGTTGCGTCAGATGGGGCAGTATGCGGGGGAGGGCTTGCAAAGCGGCCTACGCGGCAGTCAAAGCTCGGTCCGTGTCGCTGCATCTATCCTATCGGCGACGGTTACTGCGACGCTGAATCTGAAAGACCGTCTGTATAATCTCGGCGCAGACGCGGGCCGGTCGTTTGCGGATGGCCTATCCTCTGCCAAATGGCGGGTACAAACCAGCGCCGCGCAGTTGGAAAGCAGTGCGGGTAAAAAGTCTGCCGTCGGCGGGGTGAAGTATTTTTCCTGGGAAACGACGCGCAGCGATACTCCCCGGGTTGGATATGACGCGCTGAATGCGAAGCTTGCCCGTGTGCTGAACCGGCTGGATGCATATCTGCCGAAGATTGCGGAAAATCAACCGGTACTTGTCACTGGTGCGTCCCAAGTGAGCGGGCGCGCCCTGGATGAGCTTTATGGTACAACGCTGCGGCGGAAAGCGAGGGGAAATTAAACAATGAATCTTACAAGAAATGTGGTTTTTGATTTTGGGGACCGGGTCCTAAAGTCCTATGCTGACTTCGGACTCATCCAGAAAAGCGCGCCGGAGGTAACCCCTCCGGCGCCAAAAACAAATTACGTCGAGGTCCCCGGGGCGAACGGCAGCATCGACCTGTCGGAAGCGCTGACGGGGTATGTGGTGTATGAGGATCGGGAGATCGTCCTGCACTTCCGGCGTGTTATGCCGGAAATGAATGGCACAAGCGACAAACGGACAGATGAATATCTTCACTTCGCAGCGTGCTTGCAGGGGCGTCGCTGCAAACTGTATCTGGATGAATCGGACAAGTATTGCTTTGATTGCCGTTTGACGGTCGGCGAAATGTCCGCATCTGGCGATGCGTGGGACGTTGATGTAACTGCGGTGGCTCAACCTTATCGAACAACTGCGGAACCGACGGTGAAGACGATCGCATTGAGCAATACAGATCTGCTTGATTACGATCTGCAGATCAGCTCGGAGACGCCGAAGGGCGAGAGAACCGTATATGCGCTGGCTGATCCCGATTTGAGCAAATATTACGCGCTGCGTTTTGTCGGCGTGGAAATCTCGTCGGGCCAATTTAAAATTCTGATAACGAATTCCGACCGCGCACAGGTGTTTACCTTTTACGCAGAGGACGGGCCGGAATTTTTCATCGGAATTTCGGAGCTGACCACGGTCGACGCTGCTGCTGTAACGTCAATCGAAATTGAGACGTCGAAGTTTGAACCGACGGAAATCAGTGGGCAGAAACCCGGACGGGCTGAACGAATCACCAACGGACAATCCTCTACGGCTACGCCTACGGCATGCACGCGACCGACTGTGCCGACATTCTCTTGCGCGAACGATGGCGCAACAATCTCCGTTGTTGAGTCTTCGCGGCCGTCTCTGGTTCTTGGAGCGTCAATCCATGTCGCCGCGGGAGAAACAAAATCCAGCGATGATATCGTGCTGCGTGACATGCTGGACCTTATGATCGTTCCGGATACCTTCCCCAATGGCAACGGCGTTGTGAAAATCACATATCAGGAGGGTGTGCTGTGAATTACAAAATCTATTGGCGTAATCCAGATAGCAAAGAAAATCATCTGGTGCACGCATCAAATGCGCTGGACCCGGCCCTCCATGTATTAGAACCAACACTGGATCAGGCGGTCAACTCACACGGAAGCTTGAGCTTTAAGGTGCTCCCGACGAATCCGGAGTATGGCAGCATCCGGAAGTTAATGACTGTTGTAACCGTCCACGATGGGGACGACCTCATCTTCCGGGGGCGCGTGATCGAGACAACGCAGGACATAGACGGTATTGTCTCGGTTTACTGCGAAGGAGAACTTGCGTTCCTGTGCGATTCCGTTCACACGCCATTTGTGTACGGCGGCAGCACGGCAACGCCGGGGGACCTGTTCCGCCGACTCATCGCAAATCATAACGCCTATACAACCAGCATTGATAATTCCAACCGGGAAAAGTTGTTTACGGTTGGACAGGTAACCATTCCAGCGCGTAAGGGGTATACATACTCTGCCGACACAGCGCGGAGCACCTGGGATTTGCTGATTGATGGGCTGATCAATCAGTTGGGCGGCTATCTCCGCACGCGCCATGCCGACGATGGTACGACATACATAGATTACCTGGCCGATTACACCGGTACGGCGCAGCAGACGGTAGAATATGGCAAGAACCTTCTGAGCCTGGAGGACGGCATTGTTGGCGGCGATATCATCACCGTGCTGCTCCCATATGGCGGCAAGCCGGAGGGGGTGGATGCTCGCACAACGATTGAAAGCGTAAACAATGGAAAATCGTATATCAAGGCAGACGCAGAAACAATCGCAAAATACCGGAATATCTGGGGGACGCAGACCTGGGACGAGATCACGGACCCGGGTCAGCTTCTCCAGGCGGCGCAGTCGTATCTCAATGCGCAGAAGGAGGCACTGAATACCGTATCGGCGGAGGCGCTGGACCTCAGCGCTGTTGATGCGGGCATGAAGCCTATCTATGTCGGAGATTATGTCCGCATTATCTCTACGCCACACGGTATCAACAAGAAACTGCTCTGCACGGCCAAAACGACAGACCTTGCAGATCCGGCAAGCACGAGGATAACCATCGGCCCAAAGACGCAGACGCTGACGTCGGCTGTAAAAAACGGCGATGCCGCAATCCGCAGCAGTGTTGCTGCTGCCGCATCTGTTTCCGGCGTTGCAAACAAGGCACTGTCCGACGCGGGAAACGCTGTCGCCGACGCAGCCAGCGCGCAGGCCACCGCCGAAGCGGCGCAGAGCACTGCCGCTGACGCATTGGCGGCGGCCGAAGCAGCGGCCTCCGCTGCCGCTGACAAGGCTCCCAAGGCTCACGCCAGCACCGCGACGTCATACGGAGTGGGAGACGGGAGCAAGTACGGGCACGTAAAGCTTTCGGATTCCGCCAACAGCACCCTTGGCGCGTCCAACGGAACGGCGGCGACGCCTATTGCTGTGAAAAAGGCTTATGACACGGCGAGCGCGGCGCAGAACGCGGCGGAGGCGGCGCAGGCGGCGGCGGAGAGCGCGGCAAGCGAGGCGGCAGCGGCGAGCAGCGCCGTCAGCGGGAAAGCGCCGACGGACCACGCCAGCTCCGCCACAACCTACGGCAAGGCGACGGGCAGTTACTATGGACATTCCAAGCTTTCCGACGCAACAAATTCCACATTATCAGCCGCCTCCGGCGGTACCGCTGCGACGCCTGCCGCCGTCAAGGCGGCGTATGATCTGGGCAGCCAGGCTTCCAGCGCAGCGAGCAGCGCGTACGACCTGGCCAATGAGGCGGGGCAGGTCGCGACGGACGCGGCGCAGACGGCTGCAGATGCGCAGAGCGCTGCCGAGGCTGCACAGGCCGCCGTCGGTGGAAAGGCCCCGACGAATCATGCCAGCACGGTGACGACCTACGGCAAGGGCACATCGACGAACTACGGGCACGTCAAGCTCTCGGACTCCATCCTCAGTACCTCCGACACCGCCGGCGGCACTGCCGCGACGCCCGGCGCCGTAAAAAAAGCATACGACCTGGCAAACAGAGCCGAAACGACGCTGCTGGGCGGCAAGAAAATCGTCTGCGGTTGGTCCGCCATCAGTTTCAAAAGCACAGGCCAGACGAATACAACCATCAATTTTGGGACGACGTTCACCGCAAAGCCGATTGTGATTATCGGGCAGCCGTTCAATGGCGTAATTTGTACCGTATTCAAAGATTCGGTTACAACGACAAAATTCACGGTAAATGTCCCCGCCGTCGGCTCTTCGACCGTCTCGACCCGCCAGATGGCCTGGGTTGCCATTGGCAGTGTTTAAGGGGGGTGATGGTTTGGAATGGTACGAGATGCTGATTACCGCCGGGGCGTTGGTCAGCGCGGTTGGGCTGATCGCGCAGAAGGTGGGAAAGCCAATTGTTAAGCTGCTGAACGAGGTAAAGGTGCTGACAAAGCATGACCGGGAGCAATACTTGGCAATTCTGCGGCTTACTACTATGTCCCGGGATATGCCAATTTCGGAGCGGATTATTGCCGGACAGAAGTATATCGAACTCGGCGGCAACGGAGACGTGAAAAAACACTATGAACAGTTGCTCAAAGAGCACACGGTACAGTGAAAGGGGGGTACGGCATGAAGAATTTTAGAAAATGGCTGCGGGCTGCATTGGTGCGGGCCGGGAAGACGGTCTGCCAGACGGCGGTGGCGCTCATTCCGGCGGCGGCGATGATTACGGACGTGGATTGGGTCACGGTGGCCGGGACGGCGGCACTGGCGGGAGTCGTGAGTCTGCTGACGTCGGTCGCTGGGCTGCCGGAGGTGGATGCAGATGCGACTTGAGACAAAGTATCTGACGAAGAATCCGTATTTCAATGACGGGCGGTGGATCACAGGACCCGCCTTCCGGGGGTTCTTCCTCCACTCCGTCGGCGTCGGCCAGCCGGACCCGCTGGTCTTTATCCGGCAGTGGGACAAGGCAAGCTTCACCTATGCGGGGATCAACGGCTTTATTGGAGCCGACACCGTCTACCTCACCGCCCCCTGCCTGGAGACCCCGGGCAAGGTGAAGCGTATGCCCCACGCGGGGAAGCCTGCGGGAAACAATGGGTACATTGGCTTTGAGATGTGCGAACCGGGGCAGATTCGCTATACCGGCGGCGCAAGATTTACTGTGCAGGACAAGGCTGCGGCCCAGGCGTATTGCCGCAAGACGTACCAGCACGCTGTGCAGCTCTTTGCACGGCTGTGCAGCTTCCACGGGAAAAATCCGCTGGCGGACGGCGTAATCCTCAGCCACAACGAAGCGGGCAAGCGGGGCATTGCCAGCGGCCACGTCGACCCGGAACATCTGTGGCGCGGCCTGGGCCTGCCGTATACAATGGCGGGGTTCCGGCAGGATGTGGAAAAAGCAATGAAACCAAAGGAGGAGATCGACATGACGAAAGCGGAAGTGATTGCACTGATTGATGCGCGCATCCAGGTTGCCCTTGAGGGCAAGGGAACCGAGGCCAGCGCCTGGGCAAAGGAGGAGCTGGCCGCTGCCGTATCGGCGGGGATCACCGACGGCACGCGCCCGGGCGGGTATGCCAAGCGCGAGGAGGTCGCGGCGATGGTGCTGCGGGCCAAATGAGTCCGCAGGCGCGGGGACGCCTGCCAGATGACTTATCCGGCTTGACAAAACCGGAACTTCTCCAGGTGATTGATGCAGCAGGTGTTGGCCGAGAGAACGAAAAGATTGCACGGCTATACTTTGTGGATCGCATTCCACAAGTTGATATAGCCTCAGAGCTGTATCTTGGGAGAGCGACAGTACAGCGCCGCTTACCAGAAATACAGCGAAAAATGGAGATCGCAACCAAGCATATTAAGCATTGACTAAACGCCGCCCTTCGGGGCGGCGTTTTTTTGCGCAAAGATGATGCGCTTTTGAGGCACAGCGCGCATCGACGTGTTGTATGATTTATATGGAAATTAAAAATGTGCGATTCTATTCAACCCAATGCTAGAGGAAAGGAATGTGGAGCGATGGCATACCCGTACTACGGAAATACTTATCAACCATATAACCCATACAGTAATTACATGCCTACCGGGCCGCAGAACGCCGCAGGAGCGCAGCAAGTTTTCAACGGCCAAATTATCCGCGTGAACGGGAAAAACGGCGCAGACGCGCTCAGGCTAGCCCCGAATAGCTCTGTTCTGCTGATGGATGAAAACGATCCTATTGTATGGCTAAAAGTGACGGATGGTGCTGGCTATGCGACGACCACACCGTATAGCATTGCACCATATCAGACGGCCTTGCCGGTGGATGTCAACAGTTTAGAGGAGCGCGTGAAGAGATTGGAGGACTTGATCAATGGCAAATCCGATGATGCAAATGTTGATGGGAAACGGGGCCAGAAAGCAGAATAACCCGCTTGCAATGATATCTGAGTTTAGAAAATTTGCAGCCGGTATGACGCCGCAGAATGCGAAGCAGCAGATTGAACAGTTGCTGTCGTCCGGGCAGATGACGCAGGATCAATTTCAGCAGCTTCAAAAACAAGCAAAGGACTTCATACAATTTTTGAAATAAGCCGGGTCGACACGGTTTATAATTTTAATTTGAAAGAGGTGTTTAACTTGGACAACTATAGCCTTTCCGATCTCGCTGCAGTTAGCAAAGACAACGACGGTTGGGGCGGCGGTGGCGCATGGTGGATTATCATCCTTTTCTTGTTCGTCTTTATGGGCGGCGGATGGGGTGGCTTCAACCGCCAGGGCGAGTTTGGGCAGTACGCCACTGCAGCCAGCCAACAGGAAATCTTGTTCGGCCAGCACTTTGGACAGCTCAACGATCGAATCACCAACGTAGGCAACGGTCTATGCACGCTCGGCTATGAGATGCAGGGAAATATTGGCCAAATTGGCAAGGAGGTCGCGCTGGCGCAGGCTGGCACAAACACAACGATCATGCAGACCGGCAACAGTATTCATGGCCAGATTGCGCAGTGCTGCTGCGACAACCGCCTGGCGACTGCCAATCTGTCCGCGCAGATGGATCGCCAGACTTGCGACATCACGACGGCCATCCACGCTGAGGGCGAGGCGACCCGCGCAATGATGCAAGCGAACGAACTTCAGGCGCTCCGCGACAAGGTAGCAAGCCTTGAAATGGACAACCGCATGTGTGGCGTCGTTCGCTATCCCAATGGCCTTACATACAGCGCTGGCTCGTCCCCGTTCTGTGGCTGCAATAGCGGCTGCAACGGCAATATCTGAGTAACTATTTCCAAACCGGAAACAGTTCAGGCCCTCTTTGGCCGGGTGAATGGGCGAGGGCCATCCCCTCGCCCTTATATTTTGAAAGGAGACTTTACTATGTCTTGTAAATCCGCTCTTTACACTGCCATGCAGACGCCGACTGAGGTTGCCGTCAATGGCGTTATCCCACTTGGAAGCCTGATCCGTCGCTACGGCTGCGACATCACGCTCAATGGCAATGCCGCCAACATCGTCGGCAATGGCTATTACGACGTTGACGCGTCTATCACCGTCGCACCGACGGCAGCTGGCACGGTCACGGCGACTCTCTACAAGGACGGCATTGCCGTTCCCGGCGCTACCGCTTCCGCTGCGGGAGCTGCCGGTGCTCCTGTTGTTCTGGCATTCCCCGCGCTGGTGCGTCAGGCGTGCTGCGCGTCCGGCGCTGCGCTCACGCTGGTGCTGACCGGCGCGGCATCGACCGTCAGCAATGTCGCCCTGCGCGTGCAGCGCGTCTGAAAGGAGAACGGCCATGAAGTTGATTGAAAAACTCTCCGAGATGATCGACGAAGAGATCGAGGACGCGGGAAAGTATGCCAAGTGCGCGCTGAAATATAAGGAAGAGAACCCCGCGCTCTCGAAAACTTTTTATGACCTGTCGACCGACGAAATGCGGCACATGACACTGCTGCATGATGAGGTCGCGCGCATCATCGCCCAGTACCGCAAGGAAAACGGCGAGCCACCTACCGCGATGCTGGCCGTATATGACTACCTGCACGAGAAGCAGATCGAAAGAGCAAAAGAGGTCAAAGACTATCAGGCGATGTATCGCGGGTGACGCCCATGATCGACTTTGACGAGATTGAAAAAGAAATCATCAACATGGAGGCGAGTCGCGACACATCTTATGCGACGATGGAACGGCTGGCCCCTCTCTATGCTGCGATGATTTACAAACGGCTCTGTTCAAACTCGGAGGTTTACGAACCACAGCCGGTGTCTATTGATGGAGAAAGCGAGTTTTTGCTTGCTGTATCTGGGGTAGACAGCGTAAAGGCATGGTCCATTATTGATGAGTTAATGGATGTGCTTCGAGTTGTGAACCCCGCGGCGTATAATTCTGTTCTTGCCAGGCTTGGCAACGCTTAACCCTTAGTTACTAACACATTACTAACAAAATAGGCGAGACCACATAAAAAAATCCTTGAAAACGCGATGTTTTCAAGGATTTTTTGGAGCTACTGGCCGGACTCGAACCGGCGACCTGCTGATTACGAATTTGACGAGATTAAAAAAATAAACATTATAGTTTGAAATGCAATAGAATTTAGCGGAATTTACTGATTGTGCACATTTAAAAAGTTTCCAGAGTGCACGACGTTCTACTTCGGTTACTAACACGTTGCTAACAATGCGGTTGCATATATGAAAAAATGTCTGCGTCAGTGCGCTTCTACCGCTTCCACAAGCTGATCAATATTTGCGTGGACGTATATATCTGCTGTTGTATCATAGTTTGAGTGACCAAGAATTTTCTGCAGCATTTCCGGTCTGATCCCGGCGGAGACGGCCCAGCTTGCGAAGGTGTGACGCGTTGCGTGCGGTGGCTTTTTTTCAATACCGAGCTGCTCCAACATCGGGTAATAATCTCGCTTCCGGAAGTTTTCAGCTACTTTTTGCCCGTCATACCCGGAAATCAGAAGATCACCGTCTGCTCTAGCTGCGATCTCTGCAAAGTAGGCACGCCCCTCTGGGCGGATCGGTATGATTCGATTTCGGCCCGCTTCTGTTTTTTCGCCGCCGATAACATAGGTTTCATGATATCCGGAAAGCGGCAGGGAAAACATTTCGCCGATGCGCATCCCGGTGTAAATCAGCATGAGGGTGAGTTTTGCTGCGGGTGTTCCGGCTGCTTCCATTTTTTTGATATCTGAATCTGTAAACACAGCTTTTTCTTTCGGCTTTTCACCGTCTAGCTTCACAAATCTGGCGTAGTTTGTCGTAGCAGCCTCCTCGCGCACGGCCCACTCTGATAGTTGCACAAACAGATGCTTGTATTTGGCTTGTGCGGAGCGTGACTTGGCAGCTTTGTTGTTATCAATAATTGACTGGAAGTCCTTTACGCGCAGGGAGCGAAACTGCCTACCATAGAGCTCCTTGCTTTTTGCGTAAGCGTTTTCATATGCGGCAATGCTCTTTTCTCCAATTTCCCGGAAGTGTTCCGCTTTCCATTCCTGAAATACCTCTTCGAATGTCATATTGTACCGCTCTGAGATTGATCTACCAGCCAGTCGCTCTATGGCTTCCATGGCCTCTGTTTTCTTCGCGTAATACCCAATGACCATCTTGTTTTTAGCCGCGACCCACGGACGGCTGCGACGGCCTGACAGCTTGTAAACCGTGCCTGTCCCGTTTGCCCGTTTGAGTGCCTTCCGCTTTTCTTGCACCTGTTTTTTTCCGCACCACGGGCAGAACATGGCCCCGTCGGGAATGTCTCGACCGCATTTGATACATCCCATGTTTTCCCTCCTGCAAAAAAGGGATATCGGCTTTCGCTGATACCCCCGCACTATCAACTCTTGTCTGTTATCCAGCCTGTGTCTGGGTGCGTCACATCAAATAGAAGCATTGCTATGACAAAGACGAGTAAAATCAGGCAGAGAAGAACAGCAAAGCGCAGCCACCGATTTTGCAGTGTAAGCATTCTGTTGTAATGCGCTTCCGTTTGCTTGATTTGCTCCTCGTAGATTTCCCGCACCTCACTGTGCGGTTCGGTGCCTCCGATTTGATACCCAACTGCATTTGCTACATCGATAAGCGTCTGCGCATTTGGGCTGGTTCCTGGGTCGTTTCGCAGCAATCGGTCAACGGTTGTCTTTGATACCTTCGCCGAATCCGCAATCTGCTGGTTCGTCATGCCGGTCGCCTCTTTTTGTGTAATAATGCCAAAAATAATGTCCTGAACCGTCGTAACAAACACTCCCTTTTGTGCAGCATTTTTTATGGCGACTGTACGGCGTACATTTAGTTTGCCTTTTGCATACTTGCGTATTGAGATTGTCGCGTTTCAGTAGTAGTCTCATGACAGAAACGTAATGATGCTAGGAGGTGACGACATGCAAAGCATCCATATTATCGCCGACGGAAATAAAGTGAAGATCGTCGTTGACGGCGTAACTTTTACCGATCTGCATAGTTTCTCACTTGACTACGTGAAGGGCTGCCCGCTGCTGTTTTCCTGCGTCGCGAATGTCGGCGGGACGCAGGAGCAGCAAAAAATCTTACATTAGCGGCAATATGGTATATTTTGTGCGCCTCATTCGATTTCCCAGGAATTTCCGCAGTTTTGGCACAGGCATATTTTTGCGCTCCTGATTTTCGTTTTTTCGGTTCCTTTGCTCTTTTTCCAAAAAAGGTTGGACATACCGAGGGTACACATAGCAGTGACGCCCCTTGCAGCGTTATTCATATGACCACCAAATCCGTTTCCATGCTTCTTTGTTTTGCTTGCAACCTGTTCCATAGAAATTGTTACATTTTCGCTTCCACAATCTGGACAAACCATTGTAGTACCTCCGTGTTTTGCTTAGTTTCATTTACATATCCATATTACCACTTCATACGTTTTTTACAAACCGTAATACTCCACAATTTTAATGATCTATTTTTGTCACAATTCAACGAAAGGGGTAGGAGCGTGAGAGAAAAAGTTACGCCGTTGACAAAAGAACAATCCTCGCATATAGTAACGGTGGAAGAAAAACGCGTAGAGATGGCATCCGCACTTGCGGAATCCGTGATGCACTTGTCGGCTGATGAGCAGGCGGCATTGCTGCGCTTCATCAAAGGAGGGCTATATGGAAAACGGGAAAATGTATAACGAGGTTTGCAGATACTGCAAACACGTTGTGATCTATCCTCTCGGCAATGGAGAATACAAGATTCTATGTGGCAAGGAGCTTGCAGCAGCCTGTCGAGATTTCGAGTTTAAGAACGAACCAATCGCCAGAGAAGCTTAATGCAATACCACAAAGGTTCCGACGCTAACGCTCCGACAAGTGCGGAGAATAAGGCAATTTTCCATTCGTGGCGGAATATCGCAGACTGTGCTTGCTTCGCATCCTCTTCCGCTTCAAAGTAATGGATTCCGCTATCCGTGGGGTATACATTGTAAATTTCTCCGTCCTTGTCTTTTTCGTATTCCACAAAACCCATTGAGCGGAGCACCTCGAGAGCGTCGCACCCCGCTGCGCTGTCCGGCAATCCTCGGCGGTCGATGTAAACAGAGCCGATCATATGCCCGCGGACATTTTCTCTGTTATGTTCGAGGATGATGCGCATAGCGGCGTCCCTGTCCTTCTTTGATACGCTCATTTTGTTTCCCTCTTGCTTTTCAGATAACCGATATAACGACTGACCTCCCGCAAGTCCTCTACGGAAGCAGAGCGGATGAAATTCAATATCTCCTGAGCGTCTGAACTCCCGACCTCGCCGGTTCCGGCGGGGTCTTTTTTTGCTTCTTCGCCCTTGAGGTATTCGACGGTTACGCCGAAATAGTCTGCAATCTTTAACAAAGTAGCTGTTCTCGGATTCGATCCACTTTTCCAACGAGAGACAGACGGCTTGCCGAGTTTAAGCTCAATCGCCACCGCCGACGGCGACTTTCCAACAGAATTACATAGCCTTACATAGTTTTCGTAAAAATTCATAATTTACACACCACTGTTTTGTGCAATATGGAAAAGTTTAATTTGTTATCACTTTATTCTTGACAGTTGCGTTTGTTATCGCTATAATGAAAGCACGAGTTGCAAACGATAACAAAACCAAGACCCAAGACAAAAGTCCTGCGTCAAGCTATTTCGTTCCTTGCAAGACCATAATAGCACGGATTGTTAACATTTGCAACCGCAAAAAACGACTGCTGCCCGAAAAATTTGAAACCGCCGCCCGTGCTGCGAACACGGACGACGGCTCCACCGGAATTTGTTTACCAGAACACATTACAACCCGTGAGCGCCCGATTTCACGCAACCTCCACATTGCCTCGGGAGGCGCGATTCATCGTTGCCTCAAGTGCTTCTGAGGCAGCGCCCAAAGATACGTGTTCGTAGCACGTTTCTTTATGTGCCGCTCACTTTAGCAGTTCCGGTTCTGCTCCTTGCCCTAACGCATCGCGCCGTTTCTTTGGTCTGGAACTGGCAAGTTCAAAAGTTTGGTCAATGCGACCACCCCCTTAAAAATGCCTCATAGGGCTACAGACAGAATATCAGATTTTAGGGCAGCAGTCAACATATTAAACGCAAAGGAGGCAAAACGATGCCGGAAAAATGGACGGGGAGGCTCGTTGGTAAGATGCACAACGAGCGCGTCACCTTCGACGAGCTCGCGAAAGAGATGGGCGTAACGAAGCCGTATGTTTCGATGCTTCTCAACGGGAAGCGCAAGCCAGAGGGCGTACAGAAGCGAATGGAGAAAGCGCTTGACGCAATTTTACAACGCCGAAAGGAGGACCGACATGCACACGCCAAATAAACCGACCTGCGACCGGGACTGCTTTCACTGCCCATACCCGGACTGCATCCTGGACGAGGAGGACATGAGCCCGGAGTAATGGCGCGGCAGCATGGAACGCGAGAGAAGCAT